AGTAGTTGGCGCAGTAGGTGGAGCAATAGCAGGTCTATTTGGAGCAGAAAATCCATTAGACAAGATGTTGAAGTTCCAAGCATATGCATTTGATACTGAAAAAATTAAAACAAATGCTGGAGCAGTAAAGGCATATGCAGATGCAATTAAAGATTTCCCAACCGCACCATCAGCGAGCGTATTCACAGCAGCTAAAGATGCTATAATTGGATTACTTGGTGGTAAGACAGATCCATTTGCTCCTATGGTAAAGTTTGGTGCATTAGAATTAAATGAGGCAGGTATTAAAACAAATGCTGGAGCAGTAAAGGCATATGCTGAAGCTGTTAAAGATTTTCCAAGTTCGCCTTCTGCTAGTGTATTTACAGCAGCCAAAGAAGCCATAATTGGATTACTTGGAGGCAATGTAGATCCATTCGCTCCTATGAAATTGTTTGGTGATTTAGTACTTAATACTGAACAGATTAAAACAAACGCTGGAGCAGTGAAAGCATATGCAGAAGCAATGCAGGGTTTTCCTGAGTCACCAGCTCCCGGAGTAATGTCTGCGGCCGCAGGTGCTATAGTTGATTTATTAGGAGGCGATACAAATCCATTTACTCCTATGAAGAAGTTTGGTGAAGTAAAATTAGACGTAGAACAGATTAAATTAAACGCATCAGCAATGGTAGCATATAGTACAGCAATGGAGAATATGCCTGATGCACCTGCTGCTGGTGTAATGACTGCGGCCAAAAATGCTGTAATTGATTTATTAGGTGGTGATACGGATCCGTTTGCTCCTATGAAGAAGTTTGGTGACTTGGTATTAAATAAGGAACAAATTATTAGTAACGCAGGAGCAGTGAAAGCATATGGTGAAGTAATTAAAGATATGCCGGCGGCACCAGAAGCAAGTATATTGACAGCAGCTAAAGATGCTATAGTTGGATTACTTGGGGGTAAGACAGATCCATTTGCTCCTATGAAAGCATTTGGCGAATTAAAATTAGATGCAGCACAAATTGCTATTAACGCCAAAGCTGTAAGTGCATTTGGTGATGCGATGTCAACAGTACCAGAAATTAAGGCAGAACGTAGTGGCGGACTGCTTGGTGCTATTGGTAATTTCTTTGGTGGTAAAAAGAAAATGCCATGGGATCAGGTAAAGGCTTTTGCTGATGCTGATATGGGCGATGCTGCCAAGTTAAAATCAAACGCTGAATCATTAACCGCATTTGGTAAAAGTTTAGCTGGGTTATCAGGAATACCTACTGATATAGAAGCTAGATTAAAAGGTCTTGGTAATGGGTTAGAAGAATTTGCAGACTATATAAATGACGGTGAAATTAGAACAATAACCCAGTTTGCTACTGCGATGGCTAAATTTCCAATTGGTACGTTCACAGGTAAAATAAGCGGCCCAGACACCACAAAGGCTGGTAAGGATTTTGATATGAATACTGTTAGAATGACAGCTGCTAATGTTGTTATTGACGCAACTGGCGGTGGTGGTTCTGTTACCAATGTTATTAGTGCTCCTAATATCAATCAGGCCACAGCTAATACTAAAGTAGAAGCTGCTATCGGTGTAACTGATCCGTTTACAAATGCAGCTAGAGCATATTAAAGATGGCTATAAGGTCCACAGTAGAGAGCGATTTACTTAATAATTGTGATACGGCTGATAGTAATTCTCCCGGCAAATATAGATTAGATGATGCTTCTATAGAGTATGGTGGTATAGGGCATGACATAGGGGCTTATATTCAAAAAATATATATTTTTGAAGAAATGGACAAGTTTGGTATTACTGGTTGGATAGAAATGTTAGATACTGATAATCTAGTCAGTGGATTTGACGAACATAAGATAGTTGGGCAAGAGCTGTTACGTTTTAAATTTAGAACGCACGGTTCTCATCTGCCAGTGGATTTTATGAAGCATCCCATGCACATACATAAGATAGAAAATCTACGACAATATAAAAATTCAGCTGGAGGTGCTAGTGTTGGAACACAACAGTATAGACTACATTTTTGTTCACCTGAGTTGTTGAATAATGACCGAATAAGAGTATCAAAAGCGTATATAGGTAAGCGTTATGATGAAATGGTCAAAGACATATTAGAAAACTATCTTAAAATTAAAAAGGATGTTTGGTTAGAGAAAACAAACGGAAAGTATAATTTAGTTATTCCCAATATGCACCCCTTTGATGCTATAAATCTTATAGCAAAGAAAGCAAAGAACTCAAAGGGTCATAGAAATTTTAATTTTTATGAATCGGCTAATGGATTTCGCTTTAAAACTACATACAACCAATCAGATAGTTCAGCACATAGAGATGCTGATGATGTTCAAATAGAGTATACTTGGTCAGACCAGTTAATAGAAAGGTCTTATGCATCTCAAATGAAAACGGCAATAGAACATAAATTTGTACGAACAGGTGATACTTATGCCGGTATTAAAGATGGGATGTTTTCATCTAAATCAATCTATCACGACTCTTACCATAAAAGATATGAGGTTGATGCTGTCAGATATCTCAAAGACATGGCAGTGATTGGTCCTTTACCCCACATAAAGAGGGGTGCTATATATGTACCTGATGGAACTAAATATGAACAACAGGTACCAGAGTTTGAATCAGTAGGGTATGATGAATTTCCTGATAGTAGAATATTTTATAGTAGCAGTAGTACAAGAAACGCATGGAATTATATTACACCTAAAGGTATATTAAGAACAAAGGATCAATTTGATGAGCCATTAGCGGCTAATAATAAAGTAATGCAACAGGCACATGATAGATATTTACAAATACATATAGAAGTATATGGATTATCTGGGTTACAAGTTGGAGATGGTATACTATTAAAAGTACCATTTCAAGGTTCACAAAAGTCTAGTATAATATACGATAATAGATGGACTGCTACAGGAGCTTATTATATTACTAAATTAGTTCATAAAATAGATTTACGAGCAAGTGATCCAAACTATAAGATGGATTTGATATTGTGTCCTAAAAATGCTGGTAGAGCATTATTACCTAGTAATGGAAACCATGCAGGTGTTAGTGATAAACGTCAAGGAAAAATACAAGATTTTAGTACAAAATTGGAGAGAATGCAGGAGGCAGATTAATGTATGAGTATAGAGCGAAAGTTGAGAAGGTCGTGGATGGTGATACTATGGACCTGTCTATTGATTTGGGGTTTGATATACATTATGCTAGCAGAGTAAGATTACTGGGTATAGATACACCAGAAAGTAGAACAAGAAATTTAGAAGAAAAGAAAAGAGGTTTAGCAGCAAAAGATAGAGTATTAGAATTATGTCCTGTTGGTTCTACTGTAACATTAAAAACTTCTAAAGATGGTAAGGGGAAGTTTGGACGAATACTGGGCTCGATATATCCTGATGATGAGGTTGATAGTTTGAATGATATCCTTGTAAATGAAGGTCATGCAGTAGAATACTTTGGTGGTAAAAAGCCTAAAAAAGTTTTTGCTGAAGATATACCTAAGGGTCCTTTATAATATAAATAGTAAATAAAAGTTTATTGGAGAATTATAATGGCATTAGCAAATACAAAACAACCTTTACACGATAATCCAGATTGGACTTGGCCGGGTGGAAATCCAGCTGATCCAATGAACAACCAGTATGATGAAATGCACGAAGCTACTTATGTAGGTGAAGTTGCAGGAGGCGAACGGGATCATCTTGGCCAAGAAATGCCTCATGGTACTGGAGAAATGAAAATGGCTAATGGCGTGGTGAGTTCGGGTACTTGGGTACATGGATGGATTCAAGAGGGTACTTGGACAGATTCATTAGCTGATGCAAAAGCATCTGCTGAACCTGGTATCAAAATTTGGAAAACATATACAGGCACTTATCAGAATGGACATCCACATAATGGTACTGCTACTTTTACAGATGGATCTACTGCTAGTGTTACTGCTGGCGAATGTGGGGTACCAGAACAAGTACATGATGGCGATACTAATGAAATAAGAGCAGATTTATAATTGAAAAAGGTAAAACAATTTAATAAACCAGAGCCTATAAAGAAACGCACTTCTATAGGACAATCTGTACGGTCTAGACCCAAAAATAAGAATAAGCGACGACAACATAAAAAATATAGGGGTCAGGGAAAATAGCTGCTGAATTATAGTTATAGAAAACAATATCACCTAGGAGAAAAGAAAATGGCTTGCGATAATGTAGATTGTAATTGTGAGAATTGTACTTGTGATCCTTGTGTATGTACACCAGAAAATCCATGTGGTTGTAATACAGACCACAGCAACGATTGGAAGGGCGTTGTCTAAAGGTTGACAAAGCCATAACCATATGTTAGGATGGAACAATGGCAAAAACTTATAGAATAGTCAAATTAGTATCCGAAGAGGACACAGGATACTTTTACACAACAAAGAAACCTGGTAAGGGTGCTGGCGCATCTGATAAATTACGTTTGCGCAAATACGATCCAGTGATACAAAAACATTGCTGGTTTAAGGAAGTAAGGAAATTAAAGTAATGACAACAAGTGAGCGAAAGCAGAAGATGGATCATATGATGACGCTTATGGAAGAGATAGTTATCATATCAGAAAGGTTCATGCCTCACGATACAGGGCATTTACATACAGCTGTAAATGTGTTGCAGAGTAGGGTTGATGAATTAAGAGAAGAATTAAGTAAATGAGAAAACAAAATGAAAACCCTCCGCAGATGGAGTCCCTATGCCGTGAAGGCATATTTGGTATATTCAGTTATACTGGACGCTTCTATCGTAGGGACAGCAATATGGTACTTCTTCATACGGTAAAATGATTACTGTTACCGAAGATGCAATTAACCAAATGAACTCCATTCTGGAAAGGAATGGGGATGCTGCTGTGCGTTATGAATTGAAGGGTGGTGGTTGTGGTGGTATTATAGCTGAATGGAAATCAGAGCCTCACTACGAGCCAGAACAGGGTGAACAGACATGGCCATTAGCTAACGGCGTATTTGTTATGGATGAGTTTACAAAAGATTTTATTGATGGAGGAACGGTGAATTATGACCTGTCCAACTTTATGCCTAATTTTATAGTGAGTGTACCAGGCAAGGGTCAATGTGGTTGTGGGTCATCGTTTGTATTATCGGAGCCAGATTCATGAAAACATTTCAACAATATACCGAAGCCTGCTGGAAAGGTTATAAACAGATTGGTATGAAAAAGAAGAATGGTAAAAAAGTACCAAATTGTGTTCCAGAAGAACAAGAAATTGAAGAATCTGAATATGAGGGACGTAAGGTTAAATTGAATGACCCCATACGTTCTACTGATGGTAAGAAAAAGTTTCATGTCTATGTAAAAAACGAGAAGGGTAATGTTATCAAATTAGGGTTTGGTGATCCTGATATGGAAATCAAACGAGATGACCCAGCACGTAGAAAGAGTTTCCGGGCCAGACATAATTGTGATGATCCTGGTCCCAAATGGAAAGCAAGATATTGGTCATGTTGGCAGTGGAGAGCTGGAGCTAAAGTTGATAGTTAAATTGACAGGAGAATTTGCAACATTAACTGGTAGAGAGACCGTAGAGATATACGGACCTAATACAGTAAAGGGGTTATTGAGTGCATTAGATAATTCTTATCCTAATCATGGATGGGATAATAGTAATGTAGCAATAAATGGAACGATGTATGCAAATGCTTGGACTCAACCAATAAAAGAGGGAGATGAGATTGTAATAATGCCCCCTATAGAGGGTGGGTAATGAACGAACGCAAAGGACATTCTCAAGATGGTACAGGCCCAGGTGAGTTTGGACCAGAACCATCAGAGACTACACCAAACTATTCAGACCGTAAGATGTACCATATGAAACGAGCACCACATCGTCAACAAGCTTGGAATGAACAGCAAATGAAAAAGTTAGATGAACAAGGTAGACATCGTTCCGAGTGGGCATACTCACCATATGATGGTAGACAGGATGGTGAGATACCACATGGAGCAGGATACCAAGAGATGCCACGCCGAAGTCCATATCCATCCCATGTGATAGATGAGTATATGGCGCCCATTAAACGCTCACGAAAAACTCCCCTTACAAAGGAAGAACTAGAGTATCGACATGAGGCATTAAAAAATGCAAGTAACAGTAACTGATGCAGCACAAGAAAAGATTACTAATATGTGTGATGAGAATGCTATGGTAGGCGTTAGAGCGTATGTATATGGAGGTGGGTGTGCTGGTATGCAACACGGCCTCACTTTTGTAGACATAATAGAAGAACGGGATACGGAAGTAGCAACCAACTTTTATATTGATCCTGTTGCACTATCATATCTAGATGGTGCAACAATAGATTATGACGAGTCGGGCATGAGCCCAACATTTGTATTCAATGATGTATTCAAACACCAAGGCGGTACAGGATTGTGCGGAGGCTGTGGAGCAGCTACCGGACCAGGATACGGCCACTAATAAAGGAGAAACCTTATGAGTACTACTGGAAAGATAATCGAAGATGCAACAAATCAACTTAACCGCCTAGTAGACAAACATAAGAAGCTCCACACCGAAATAGAACATTGTCAATATTATGCTCCAGACGCTGAATTGACTGACTTAAAAAAACAGAAGCTCAGATTAAAGGATGAGATTGAACACCTCAGGACGTCCCTACAGAATCTCGCTACTCAATAAGAAAACACTAATATAAGATACCTCTAATATACCTATAAATATAGAGTATATAGAACTTTTTTTGGTTTCCCTTTAAAATCAATGACTTACAGACGATTAAAAAGTCAATAAAATCAATGGTTTATAACTTTTTTTGCTTTCTCTTTAAAATCAATGACTTATAAGCTTGACAAAGGGTCCCTGGATAGAGTACCATGGACGTATTAAATCAAGTTAATATTAGATAAATCTTATGAACGAAATGACATTTGCCCCAGGTTGGACCCAACAAATCGACACCGATGGTGTCAACGAACGGGAAGACCTGGCGTCTTATATCTCAGACACCTTCAAAGCCATCAATGGGATACGTCCCCGATGGTGGGATCTTCGGGAGTGGTCATTAGATGACCTCCGTGCCGAAGCCAAGTCCCTTGAGGACGAGGTTGTCGAATCAATCAAACAGGACAAACGTGATGCCCATGAGCGTATGCTTGAGGCAAATCGTGTTGCCCTTATTCACCGACGGGCGAAGAAACCTCTTCCCCGTACCTTTAAACCTTTTGAAAATCTCAAGGAGATTTTAGTATGACAAATGACGATTATCTTGGAAACTTTGGAATGTTCACCCCAGAAGGTGATTTTCTTGTTGAAGGTATCGTGCTTGAGGCAAAAAAGTACAACCACTCTTGGAATGTTGTTCATAACCGACTTGAGGTTTTGAGCAAGAGTAAAAAATACGAAGAAGCGACCGACACGATGGTTCGTGAGGCAGTATTTGATGCCGTCGGTTACTCCGATGATACACCTTTTTACATCTAGAAGGAGATTTTAGATGACATATACATTTGACAAATTCATTGCGGACTGCCGTCTGGCAGGTATCGCATTTCGCCACCCTAAACAGGCCAACTACTATTGGAACCTGTGGGTAGAAACTATGGTACACGATAACAAAGTCGGTGCCGAACACGATTTCGGAGCATATGCCACTTGGATGAAAAAACGAAAGGACCCAGTGGTCCCGCTCTTGGGAGTACAGTAATGCCGAAAAAGAAACACACAACCCCCTGGACTGACCAGTCAATGAACCCTGTTGCAGTACAAGAGCGTCTGGACGGATATGTTGAAATGGTCCAGGGCAAGATGAATGCCTATTGGGAAATGATGAAGTACACCCATGCCGCACCTGATACCATTACCGTAGACTACGGCAAGAAATATGCCAGAGTAGTTCACGCAAATGGCACTCAACGGTCTGTCCATACCTTTGTCAATATGATAAACGGTGACATTCTAAAATCAGGTAGTTGGAAGGCCCCTGCACCTAATGGTGTTCGTGGGAATATTTTTGAAGATGATTTTGGCGCCAGTGTTGTGAATGAGTATGGTGCCAGTTACTTGAAAGGACCAAGGTGGTAATAATGCCAAGAGTATACCGAAAGGTAATATTGGGTCACAAGACCAATATGTTCAAGTGCTCAGATTGTCTTGATAAGGACAATCTGCCGCAACTGGATTGGGATGACACCATACTGCCAGGTGATGGTAACCCTGGTGTATGGGAAGAAGCACCCCTTGAAAAGTGTGACTATTGCTATGCAGTAGATGCTGATTCACGGGAAGAGATGTACGAATGGTCTGCCGAGATGGACAGACAATCTTGGGAAGAGGACGATTGGTATGCTGAACAAGATGCTCTAAAAAAAATTGACCAGCGATTTGATTTATGATAAAAATCGGAGATATGGTTGAACTATTACCCACTAATCAGCGTAATAGACAACTGAGAAAACAAGAAAACAAACACGATTGGACGGTACTCAAGATTGATCCAGAGACTATCTGCTTCAATCGGCAAGAGGGCATACTGATTCAGTCCGTGATTGACAGTAAACACACCCGATGGGTTCAACGGGATGATATTGAGCTCAAAGAATTTAGGGAGAACTTACGATGAAGGAGTACAAAACAGGTTTGGAGTTTCTGAACGAAGCACCATATGCAGAACGTGCTCAAGAAATGAAAGAAATGTGCCAAAAACTTGCGGATGACATAACAACCACCGTAGTAGATGGTGAGACTTTAGCATATATGCTAATGGAAATGTACAGTCGAGGTCTGAATGACGGCGCCACTGCTGCAATGGCTACTGAGGTATTACACTAATGGGATGGCGGAGTGAAGAATTCTTTTTTAACATCAAAGAAGATATAATTGAAAAATTGGAACTGATGTCTAATAAAGAGCGGCTCTTACTTTTAAATGAGCTTGAAACTGATACAGGCAATTCTGTAATTACCTATGACCTTGCTGAAATCATGGAGAATCTCTAATGGACCTACAAGAATTTTATGACCTGCTCAAAAGGCATGATTGGTCATTTAATTATTCTGATGACCACCGGCAATGGCAGAGAGGCCGTGGCGAGTTGAATCAGATCCAACATATAATGAAACAAAACGAGGACGACCCACGTTATAGTTCACTATATGACCATTATCGTGAGTGGCATTTTGATGTCCTGGGCGATGTAACCAAACCGGAGAGACCTGAATGAGAGAAGCAACAATTGAAGTTTTGAACAGGGGTGAGAAGGTGTTAGGCTCCCCAACAATAGGGCGTTATATGGTACGAGAGTATAACGATGGTGAAGAAACAGGCGGTGCGTTCTACAAGACATTGGAGGATGCAGATAAGCACGTAGCTGAGTATATACAGGAGAATGATGATGACGGCTGACATTACCGGCCATACTACCCCTCGACCAAGTGGAATAAAACGAAACGAGATGGAGAAGCGTATCGAAAAATTGGAAGAGCGGACCAAAGAATTGAAAATCATGGTGAATTGTTTACGCAAACAGATGCTTGATATGGGAGGTAAAAAATCTTATACTGAGCAGGCAAGAGAATATGCCGCAATGCGAGAACAGGAAGAACCCAACCCATATCACGGAACACATTCCGAGGAGTAAAAATGAGAGAAGTCTATAAGAAATATGGCGACGAGAGTGGCCCCAATTACATACTGGACCTTGATGGCCCTGATGGTAATGTTTACTTTCTATGGAGCATACTGGAAAGGTTTATTGATGAGGATGCAATAGAGGAGTCCAAGCGTGGTGCTCACTTCGCCAATCCGGATGATTGCCCTTATGAGGGATATGAGCGTATATTGGACTATTGTCTATATCACTTGCAGGGCAGTCCCGCTGCTATTGACTTCTATATGTACGGACACCATGTTCAGCAGATATCAGATTATCAATATGCGATTAACACCGCATCGGCCCGTGGTTACTAATAAAAGAGGTTGACAAGTGTATTATTCCGTGATAGGATGGAACAATGATTAGCTTCAAATATGACTCCCATCGTATTGATATGGGCATTAAAAAAGAAACAGCGTGTCCAATGAGGGATGTACCTTCAATGGATACTAGACTAACCGGGGCAGTAACCCCTCCACGTAGGTCTTATACGAGTAACCATACAATAGCGCCTGCTTACAATAAGGGCGGCTATCAAGTTATAAGTAAGGACTGTATTAAGGATATAGGAAGATGAACATCGAATTACAGGTCGATTGCAACGGACGTTGCTACGCTTTTTTAAGAGCAGTTTTAGTTGTAATTATATTTGGCATGAGTATGCTATACTTGGGGACTGCTAAGGCAGGTAACATGAATTGGAGTATCCATTTTGATTGGGTAATTCCCCATCATGGTCATGGACCCGTCTATAATCATGGACATGGCCACGGCTATGTGAATTGTCCAGAGTATTACTGGCAGTATGGTTGTAATTCTCGTGGATTTAATTGTCGAGTTATGCCGCCTCAAGATTGTGTTGGCGGACGTTTGACTATGCCAAGGCCAAGACACGACCACGGACATGGCCATATTCATACCTGGAGATGTTATCAGAGACATTGGCATGGTCATAATTTCTCACATCAACATCATGCTGATGGACATCATGAGCATGGCTATAATAACAGATAAGAATACTGCGGGATTCGTATAATGGCTATTACCTCAGGTTTCCAACCTGATGATGTGGGTTCGACTCCCTCATCCCGCTCCAGTACTCATAATGAGTTTATCGGTACATATGATGGATATTTTACTGATGAATTCATTGATTATACCTTGAACTGGTATAATACAGCAAAAGAACAAGGACTAATACATACTCGCCGAGGTCATTTTGTTTCTGATGAAGCTGTTGGTCTACTTGCTCAAGATTATTTGGATCAATTAAGGGGTTGTGCTCCTATGACGTATAAGCTCAAACCCTTTACTGAAATGTATTGGTCTGCGCAAGAAGAATACGCAAATCAATACCCCATTCTCCATGAGTATGATGCACAAGGCATTGTAGATGCTAAAATACAACATACTAAAGAGGGAGAGGGGTATCATGCTTGGCATGCTGAATCGGCGAATATGTTATTCCGCAATAGAATTATAACTTGGATGCTTTATCTGAATGATGATTTTGAAGGCGGAGAGACAGAATTCCTTTATCAGAAATTACGAATACAACCCAAACGAGGACGTTTATTGATATGGCCTGCGTCATATACGCACGTGCATAGAGGTGGTTTAGTGCTGAAAGGTTCTAAATTTGTTATTACAGGATGGGTCGAATTAATCGGCTCAAGTTAAGGGGGAAACTTATGGTACTAATAAATACCATGATGGAAAAAATTAGAGATAAAGAAAAGTCTCCACACCCTGGTTGGAGATATTTCGTCTGTTTGAAACTAATTAGAGGAATTTTCCTAGGAGCAATACTTTTAGGATTGTATACAGTAATAATGTTGTACTATATGAACAATTAATGGAGTTTTATTACAATGACACAAAATGTTAAAGCGGCAGCTGGTGATACAGAATTCATGCCAGCATTTGATTATTCTGAAGTAACTGAAAATGATAGACATCTGGTAGACGAAATTATACGAAGATATGGCCATCCCGAGGCCGAGAAGATCCGAGAAGATTTCGGAATGGTAGAGGTGAGCGAATATGATGAATCACAATCTACCTTTCTTAAAGCGTGTAACGATGCCGGTGTGTCATATCAGTATCAAGGGCATAATATTCAAGATGGTGTAAAATACCCTATGTATGGTGTGATAGGTGAGATACGCCATTTAAATAAAATAACTGATGGATTGATTGAAAAAGTAATGAAGATGGTCCAAGAGGAAGATGATTGAAGGATTTATAATTATACTGGCTGTAGGGTTCGTGGTGTATTATCTTATACGCCACCCTATTAAATCAATTAAGATAATTGCAGGTGGAGTAGCGCTGATGCTACTAGGACTTGTAGCTATTTCGGCATTTACATTTGGAACAGCGTTTATATTAACACAACTATGAAAACGATTATTTGCGATGTAGATGGAACTCTTGTGAAACATATGCACGATGGACATAAGGGTATAATGGACACTCCGCATGAAGTACTACCTGGCGTAGTTGAAAAGATGAGGGAGTGGGAAGCTCAAGGGCATCGTATTATTCTTATTACAGGTAGACGAGAGTCCGTGAGAGAACGAACCGAATCAGAACTCCGCAGACTAGGCGTTCCGTTTGATATACTGTTAATGGGGCATGCAGACACAGGACGTATACTGATAAACGATATAGGTAGTAAAGGTAATACAAAGTGCCATGCTATCCCTCTCGCACGTGATGGTGGATTCAGTAAAACGAACTGGAGTATCGCAGGGTTATGAAACGCAAAGTACCAGAAAAGACAAGCACGCCTCCGTTAAAGGAGAACGACAGAGTACTAATACGCAATGACGAAGGAGAAGAGCGCACAATAACCGTACGCTGGCTAGACTCCAAAACAGGTATACTATCAAAGCCCGACTACGAACACTACCATACCCCGGAGGCTAAAGAATTCGGATGGGGCCCACCTATATGGACCGTCATAAAGAAACTACCGAAGAAGAAAAAGAAGAAATGAAATGGCTCTACAACATAACCGACAATATCGACATATGGGTTCAACGAAAGTTAAAAAAACGTCCCAAACAAGCCTCCTACGAGTGGTATCAGGATAATATTCCACATAAACTAGGAGACGAACGCATAGGGGCCGCACTAGGGGTAAACAAGGTAGACAAGGATGAAACTAAAAAAGGTAAGATACATCGTCCCAAACGGAGAAACAAACGCAAAAAGAAAACTATGGTCAGTGGGATGGCTGATAAAAAGAGGCGCAGATAATTATTATTTAATTTATGATGACAGATATGGAGAGAACTATGTACATGATAAAGACATTAGAAGGGTATCAGAGTATGGCTGGAGTACCAATGAACATGGATGTGTATGAAGCCCATCCCTTTGTATATCGTAATAGAAGGTCCTCAGAGACCCTTGAAGATTATTGCAAGTATGTTTTTCAACAGGAAGCCAGGGAGAATTTGATAAAACGAGGCCGGCGTATAAAGATGCAAGAATGATAGGGAAAACCTATTAATGAGAATTATTGCGTACCCATAGTGTAGTCTTTATCGTATGTTTCCGAAAATGTCAAGAGATTTTTTTGAGTCAGGAGGGTTGACATACTCTGTGGACCTGATAGGATGGTTGGTGTCCTTGAGACTCCGAGTACCATAGAGTATAAGAGAACACTAATACACCTGATGACCTCGAAGAACCTCTGTAACCCATTGATTTATAAAGACTATTTAACCGGTCAACTGTCATGGATCCATAGAATACCCTTGGAGAACCCATAGATAACTCATTGATTTCATTGAGGTTTTCAGAGCACTTGACTCTCCTATGGGTACCGAGTATAATGGACACATTAAATCGAGATGGCCTACTGGCGTCCTAACAGACTAGACCCCTACTGGGTACTGACAGACCATCTCACCTACCAAGAGAAATAAAATGCTTTCAGGAATGAACCCCAAAGACCGTACTGACCTTGATAAGGCCATTGCGTCTTATAAGGGTACGGTCACTATCGTCAAGCCTAAAAAGGTTCGACGCCACTTCACACGGACCAAATCATATGGTTATTGGTCCACTATCCGTCAGGAGGTCAAATGAACCGCATATCTGACAAATGGGCATGGCTATTGTTCGTGGTCTTATGGGGTATTGTGATTGCAGTAGCCGATATGAATTGGCCAGAGCACATGGGTGGCGCAGGCCATCTGATGTCCGCTCTGATGAAGGGTCCTGGTCTGGGATTCTAAAGAGGACCACAGTCCTCAAAATGGGTCCCGGATTCTGGGACCAACGAAAAGCGCAAAGAAATTCAATCTTAACAAGGAAACCAAATGGACGCAAGTAAACTTTTAATGGACCAGGGAGGCTTTAGAGTCTCATACCGTAACCCTTTGGGTGGTAATCGGGTTCGTTTCTTTAAAGTTCGGGATCATAATGAAGCCCGTAATGAAACTATCCGTATGTATGGTGATGATATTGATGAATCACCGGTACGTATTGAGCGAATCGCCATGTTTGGTGAACATACCCATACATGGACATCTGATAACATCTGGGATTCATGTCTCAGGCTTCAGTGGGTTGTTGGTCCTTCTGATTATGAAAAGAAGGAACGTCGGCGGTATAGACGTTATTCTAACCGCAGTGGGGATCGTGGACGAAACCTCAACCGTAAATAAAAAGCGATGAAAAAAATTCGTGGGAAAAATTTTAACGACAGAACCCGCTCTGCAAAGGACAAGCGTTCTGGTCGTATCTTTCGGAATCTTGTAGCAAAGCAAGACCGAAACAAAGGTGGTTATCATTCCCCTGGGAAGTATAACCGAAATCAAAAACATTTACTGGATTATCAGTATGAAAATTAAGGAACAATTGGCGAAGCTACTTGCCACGGAGAACATTATTGTTCGGCATGATGCTTCTGCTCAAACTGCGTCCTTTGATGTTAAGGATCGGGTACTGACTCTACCTGTCTGGTCGACTATGGCTATAGACGATTCACTGCAAAGTGATGTCTATGACCTGATGGTCGGACATGAAGTTGGTCATGCTCTTTGGACTCCTATGATTGAATGGCGTGATGCCATTGACGAAGGTGTCAACCAGAATATTCTTAATATCTGTGAGGATCCCAGGATCGAAAAATTCGTTAAGCGACGATACCCTGGGTTACGCAAGTCGTTTACTGTTGGTTATATGGCTTTAATGAATGCCGGGTTCTTCGGTGATTTGGGTCGTGAGCTGACGGTGTTGGATCGTTTAAACATTCATTTTAAGGGCGGCGTTCAAGCCGGTATCTTGTTTACCGATGATGAAGTTTGGATGGTTGATGGTATCGAAGCGTGTGAATCGTTTGCCGATGTTGTGGAAATCGCCAAGAAGATTCAGATGGCTTATGCTGACTTGATAGAACAGCAGCAACAAGCAGAAGCGGTCAGAATGGGATACAGTTCCATAAAGGAAGGTGATGATGACCCCGATGATTATACCGAATGCCTAAAATCTGGTGATGAAATAAACACCGATAATTTTGATCCTGAGTATGATGAGGTTGATGATGAGGAAACTAACACTGTTGTTTCTTGGGAACAATCGCAACAAGAGTTGGCTGGTAAAACACCTAATCAGGAAATCACTTACTTTGGTCTGCCAAAGCCGATAGTCAAGAATCTGGTTATTCCTCATAAGGAATGCCGTGAAGATATGACTCAACTCATTAACAATTGGTATAATGAGCAAGTTGAATACAACATCAATTACCAGCGAAACGATGATGATTGGATTGATGAAGCACATGCGAATAAACGCTTCCATGATTTTAGGGGTTCGACTCAGAAAATCGTGAACTACATGGTTAAGGAGTTTGAACGCAAGAAGGCTGCTGATGAGTACAAGCGTACCAGTATAGATAAGACGGGTATTCTTAATGTAACCAAGTTGCATGAGTACAAATTCAGCGATGACCTGTTTCTGAAACGTGCTATCATACATGATGGCAAGAACCATGGTCTGGTCTTCCTTCTGGATTGGTCAGCGTCGATGCACTACCTGATGCACAACACCATGAAGCAATTGCTTTCATTGGTTTGGTTCTGTAACAAGGTTGGCATTCCGTATGAAGTGTATGCCTTTACGAATTCATGGCACACGGGTGGTATTGATAAAGATGGTCAACCTATAGAGCGTGACATATTACGAGAAGCCGCTCCGTGTTGGGAGTACAAGCATGATGACATTTATTTTGGCGCAGATAAGAATTTTAGATTGCTTAATCTGTTATCAAGCAGAATGTCAGCGAGACATCTGAATGAGCAATCCAGAAACCTGTTTACAATATCATGGAGTATGCAGAACAGATATGCTGGCCAAGTAAACTTGAGGGGTTATGATATGAGTTCAACCCCATTAGTCGAAGCGATGGTAGCAATGCAACACATTGTACCTAACTTCCGTGAGCACTATAAACTGGATAAAGTTAATTTTATCTGTTTAACAGATGGTGAATCCAATACATCGTTTAGCGCAGTGTATGATGCTTATGGTGATACCGATAAGAATGGAAAATTCCGACACTATAAGTTTATCGGTCGTCATGGGTATTCAAATCGTTTGTTTTATGAAGATCCAATGACACGCAAGACTTATGAAATTGAACGTGGTCATAAGCGAATGTCATCGTATCGTTTTGATGGTGAAGACCAGTTGGAGTTTCTTATAAAGTTACTCCGTGTACGGAACGATATCAACGCTATTGGTATCTATCTTGATGGCGGTAACACTGTAAGTCGCAAGACTATGGAGAAATATCTTGGATGGTATAACTACAATCGTGACCTGCATAAGAAAATCAGAAAGCAGGGACGTAAAGATGGTTTTATTACTATCAAATCTGCTGGATATGATGAGTATTACATCATGCCCACGGGTAAGATTGAAATTCAGGATGATTATGGGTTGCCTTTGGAAGATGGTGAAGCATCTGATATGTCCAAGGGTAAGTTGAAGAATATTTTTGCCAAGAACCAGAAGTCAAAATTCGGCAATCGGGTCATGGTAAATCGTATGGTAGACTTAATTGTCTAATATGTCGGGAATGAGACATTCCGTGTCGCAATCATGGTTGACAGGAGGGTTTCAAACCTTTAGCATGGACGTCATATTGAGAGTACTCAATCAAACGTCTGTATAAGTAAATTCTAATATAGGAAATATTATGAAAGTTGTGAGAATGAATGATAAGCGAATCGCTTTTGTAAACGCCGCACGGGAAGTTCTTGGGTCAGAAGCGACCGAGATTTCACGGTCAGAGTTACGAGAGGTCAGGGCTCGACATGAAATGCCTTGGCCGCAGTGGCTGACTAAAGGTTCGATGCAGAAGTCTCGGGGTGTGTATTGGCTCCCAGATGAACAGGGTCGATACGGTTCTACTGAGTCGGTTGAGTCTGTTGTTGCTGCTGAACAGCAGGTCAATGCTGTTGCTATGGTGAAAGCCATCGAAACCATTGAAGAACAGGACTCTTATGTACCTGAGAAGTTTGAAGGGTACGTTGCCTGGGGTAATTTCAACACGGTAAGGGATGTCGTTAAGTCTAAAATCTTTTACCCCATCTTTATCACGGGTATGTCCGGTAACGGTAAGACACTGATGGTCAAAGAAGTCAGTGCTAAACTCCATCGTGAGTTTGTCCGTGCCAATATCACCATCGAAACCGATGAAGATGATTTGCTTGGTGGGTTTCGCTTACAGAATGGCGAGACTGTCTGGCATGATGGCCCAGTTGTGATGGCCATGAAACGTGGCGCAGTACTCCTTCTGGACGAGATTGATTTGGCATCTAACAAGATTATGTGCTTACAGCCCATACTTGAAGGTTCGTCAATCTACCTGAAGAAGATTGGCAAGTGGGTACATCCTGCTCCTGGGTTTAACGTCATTGCGACAGCAAACACCAAAGGTCAGGGTTCAGATGATGGTCGCTTTATTGGGACCAACGTGATGAATGAATCTTTCCTTGAAAGGTTCCCTGTCACTATCGAACAAACGTACCCGACCAACAAGATTGAGGAGAAAATCCTGGTCAATGAGTTGGCTAAAAACGATAAGGTCGATAATGATTTCGTGGGCAACCTTGTCAAGTGGGCGGACGTTATCCGCAAAACATTTATGGATGGTGGAGTTGACGAGCTTATCTCTACACGCCGTCTGGTACATATCGTAGGTGCTTTTAGCATCTTTGATAATAAGATGAAGGCTATCGAAATGTGTGTTTCACGTTTTGATACTGAAACAAAGGAGTCGTTCCTTGATTTGTACACCAAGGTTGATGCTGGTGTATCGGTTGATGACATTATGGCTGAAAAGTCTAATGATGATGATGAGGAATACGAATCCGAAGATGATGGCTTCTAATTATTGGAAGCAAATGGGGTATGGATTGCCATACCCCATAATTTTTAAACTTAAACATGGAGAAAAACATGACAGACAAAACAAAACTTTCGACAGCTGTAGCCGAGACGGTGGAGTTTTGGAAGTATCATAAGGTAATACCTAAAGGTTATGTCTTAATGCCGTATGATAAGGTCAAAGGAATAAAAGCCGCTAAGACAAAAGACTTTTATACTGCAATAGGATTTCCCGATTATTGGGATGACCGTGCCGGTGGCGAGAAAATTCCAGGATTTTATATGTTCCTTTCGCTTACTGAGGCAGCTGAATCAGCATCACCTGGGTGTGCTGTACCATCAGGCATCAAAGCAAAAGAATTAGTGGAGAATCTGACAGAATATTCTCCCAAAGCCTTGTATGAAGGTATGTCGGATAATGTTGCTGATAGAATTACAGCTCCAAAACCGACAGCTGCTAGTGACCATGGTCTTGGCAAGTGGCTTTATGATAATGACCTTGGCAAGGATGATGTACAAGTCTTGGTTGTAATATTGGCTGATGAGGAAACTGGGGAGTTAGTTGGAGGTCCGAGATTAAAGAAAATTGAAGATGCCTGGTTTGAGCATAATACAGAGAATAGTACACATGGTGACCGTTTCTTTGTTGCTAGTTATTCGGCTGTAGATGGTGAACATGGCACTGAAATGAATACCGTTTCAACAGTGATTGCTAAAGCTAATAAATCTAAATTGGATTTTATCCAACTGAAAGTTTATGAGAGAGTAATCCAATTGAATATGGAAGAACTTTTAGAAAGACAACGTGAAGCTTTAAGTGATTATGAAATGGAAGAGGATACAGAAGAATGAGTATTATAATGCCAAGAGTTATTGGATATGAAGTCTGTGAGTATACCAACAAAACTTTAGGTTGGTCTATAATGTCTAAAGATGCAGTACAAAGCACTTTAGATAAACGACAATTTAAAGTTGTAAAACGCTTTGATGATTTACAGGAAGCTAGAAAGATGCTTGAAGAAGATAGGGATCCAGATACACATGAATCTCCTTATGTTCTACGATACATTTTTCAGGAGATTGAACCAGATGATAGTTTACATTGATGGGTATAGGTCTCATAACCTACAATTGTCAGCGTCACTATTAGAGGCTGTTTACTTTTATGCTAAAGAATTGTTAGGTGGTCGTCAAGCACGACATCTTACAATGGAGATTAAGCTGACTAAAGAGTTAAAAAAGAAAACCGGTGCTTATGGGTTGTGTCATATTATAGATGATGATTTGGATAAACCCAGAGAGTTTATGGTCGAACTAGATGCTAGTATGGGAAATAGTTTTAAACAAATACTAATTTGGTTGGCCCATGAAATGGTACACGTTAAACAATTTGTCAAAGGTGAATTGTGGGATTATGAAGATACTAGAGTTGTATGGAAATCTAAACAGTATTCAAATAAACAACCATATAATGAACAACCATGGGAGAAAGAAGCATATCGCTTAGAGGAGAAATTATTTAATCTTTGGGAGAAAAGTTATGGTTAAAGAAATGGATAAGTATAGATGTTATTATGAAGCCGAATTTCCTGTAGATGAGTATGGGAGACTTGGTGGATTATATTCATTGGCAGATTTGCCCATTGCAAAATATGAGAAGTTGTATCGCAAAGGTAATGTAGTGGCCAGAAATGAACCTGGAACAAAGTATCTAGTCCGTGATGTAGAAAGTATGTTTGAGATTTGGGTGCCTGTTAAAGATGTATATATGGGCGACCAAAAAAATGGTGGTGATGATGTACCATCAAAAAATGGTAGCGAACACGTTAAGAGGAAATCGAAATTTGAGTAAGCGACAAAAATTATTGGATGCCGTAAGATTAGTTCGGCAAGAGGTCATTAAGGAATTAAAGACTGGAAAATTTGTAAAAGAAATTGAGAGATTTCAATTGGAAGAAGCTGTTAAATCTCTTGATACTACTGAAAAGTATTTGTTGAGTTATTTACAGGTGGATAAGTATTATGGTAAATGATATCATGGTGACTCAAGATTTGCAAAGTTTTTTTCAATCTAAACAAGATAGAATTCGTAATGCTGATTATCCTGACCAGATGAGGCCTAAGCAGGACAGAAAACCTTTGAAAGGTATAGCCAGACAACTATATCTTGACAAGAGAGTAAAACTGTCTAACGCCGAGGCTCTTGCTAGTAGTGGTACTGGTATGGGTCTTATGAAACCAACCCCGGTACGAAAAAAGAAGGAGAAAAAAAATGAAACGTGAACGATATTAATTTAGAGCAGTATAATAAATGGAGATAAAGACCTGCCAATGACAGTGCAGGCCACAGTGACGACTGTGAATATGATATAGAAGATAAACAAATACAAGTATGAAAAAGGCTCTGTTTCAACCGATATCCTCTGCTTAATGTTTTCAAACCCCACTGGAAGTCTTGTACAGCAGGTGGGGTTTGTTTTGCGTTTTCAATTCTTATAAATAAAAGAAATTTGAGGAGAAACTGACAATGACACAATTGATTGACCCGAAGGAATTTACGGAGGCGGCGACCCATTTGAGGTCGTTTTTTTTTGACCGTGGTTTTGAAGAAGTACATACACAAAACAGATTATCAATATTAGCAGCTTGTGAAGATCCAACAACAGTAGCAACATATAATTATGCCGGAGAAATATGGCCATTGCCACAAACCGGCCAAATGTGGCTAGAATACGAACTACTTAATAGACCCCATGTTCCGGGGTTTTTTTGTATCTCCACATCCTATAGAGAAGAACCAAATATTACAGAAGGTAGACATGATATTATTTTTCCAATGTTTGAATTTGAAATGCCAGGTACCATTGACGATTTAGAAAATATGGAAAAAGAACTTATAGAATATTTGGGTTGGTGTTCTAAAGGAGGAATTGTTGCTAAAGATTATCTAGAATGGTGTGAGATATATGAGGTAGACGAATTAGAACATCAGCACGAATCAGCGATGTGCCAAAATTGGAATGGTAGAGTTTGTATGATTAAAAACTTTCCCAATTATACAAGTCCATTTTGGAATATGAAACAGAATGGTGACGGTACTGCTGCGAAGATAGATGTGATTATAGCAGGAATGGAAACTATAGGCTCAGCTGAACGTAGTAGTGATACAGATGAAATGAGAAATATGTTTCATACTATCTCTGATGGTCTATATGCTAATTTGTTGTTTGATACATTTGGTAAGAATAGAGTAGAAAAAGAATTAGATGATTTTCTTGATTTAGATTTCTTTCCAAGAGTAGGTGGTGGGATAGGCATGACACGTTTTATCAAAGCAATGAATATGTATAAAGTTAGCGGCATTGTAGCCAATATGCACGGATAAAAAAGATCCGGGGTGGCGGAACAGGCAGACGCACTAGGCAGTTTACCTAGGGTTCTTTGAACGTGGTGGTTCGATCCCACCCCCCGGAGCCAAATTTATATTTAGTATTTCCTATATAAATATTAGCATGAATACAGGCTTTTTAGGACGTGATGGCTTTATATGGGCTATTGGTGTAGTTGAAGATAGACATGATCCAGATAAGATGGGTCGTGTTAAAGTTAGATGGTTGGGCTACCATACGGCAGAACAATCAAAAATAGCTACTGAAGATTTACCTTGGTCGCAAGTTATGCAACCCGTGGGTGGGCACACTATGTCGGGCGTTGGTGAATCTCATCCGGGTATAGAAGAAGGAACTTGGGTTATAGGATTTGCAAGAGACCCAGAGTCTCTACAGGATTGGATTATTATGGGTACTCTTCCCGGTATGAATACTCAACCGTCTAAACACAGCGCTAAACCAGTAGAAGATGGATTACCTCATGGTGGTTGGGGAAGAAGTAGTGAAAATGGAAAGTTCGGCTTTTTTGATCCAACCGGAACATCAGCCTCAGATAAAGAATTATCAGATATTCCATTTCCGCCTTCCGCTGCTACTTGGAGAAAAGAAACAGAAACTACCATCACACCCAATGTCGATGTTATAGAAACGGCTAATAATCAATATTGGGGTCCTGGTCCATTTGATAAAATGAAGTTGTATAGTGATGAAATACTTTATGGTACTGCACCATCTTATCAAGCAACTAGGGATGCTGAGCTCGACCTACCAAAAGGAACAGCAAAAACAGTTCCGATATCAACTCATACCGATGCTTTATTTGAAACTTACGGAACTACAAGAAGGATAGTAGGTCCACCTACAGATTCTACACGATTTTGGACTAATATAGAAAAAAGTGAAAATGCTACTAATATAAATCTCGGCCATGTGATAAGTACGGGATACACAACTACAAACACACCCACATATCCAGTTATTTCAGAAGTTGCTAAAAGACATCGAACTCCATATCCAAGAATGGCTATGTGTCGAAAGAAAAGCATAGAGAAGTTGTATGGCAAAACGATGTTAGATAAAATTGAAAAACTTTTTGATGATGGAGTATATGGTGATGTAGGTAAAAAGAAATGGAAAGATGTACCTGATACACATAGAATTGCTATACCTTTGAGTGATTATAATAGACTTGCACGTGGTGGTATGAAAATTACAGATATTACATTTTCACCATCAATTAAGGTAACAGTAGATTCACTTACTGAGGAAATTCAGAAAGATGATATAATTATGCTATCTGGTATTCATGGTACGCATGAATTAAATGGTAGAAGATTTAAAGTTAAGAAATTATCGGGTAAAGTAATTACTATTGGTAGTGATGATGGTACGCCTATATCCGGTCCAGGTGATACAGATGTTACGAAATATTCTAAAAACAATAAAATAAATCCAATGGCTACTCAAGCGGGCTGGGAGTATGGAGATGATTTTGAATTCTCACAATACAGAGGTGGCGGAGTTGTATTAACTGATGGTCACTTTATGATAAGGAGACGAGCAGAAACAAGAGAGAAGTGGATCAACATTGGTTATGGTACGTTTGCTAACCCTGCCAAAATCCCCTTTAACGGTGGTAATAGAACTAAAGAAGTTATGACCCACTATTGGAGTGAACCCACTTCAGCATATGCTGCACAATATCCTTATAATAAAGTTTATGAATCTGAATCTGGACATATTATGGAATATGATGATACTCCTGGAGCAGAGAGAATCAACCAGATGCATCGGTCTGGTACTTATTATGAGATAGATGACAGTGGTAATAAAACTACAAAGGTCACAGGTGACAATCACAATCTAACTATTCACGATGACTACCTTTATGTGAAGGGTAAGATACTTTGGACCGGTGATGATGAAATTATGATACAGGCGAATGACCAAATGACAGTTGGCGCTAAATGGAATATTCGTTTAGTGTCTGACCATAATATTGATATACACGCCAAGGGAGACTTGAATCTGAGAGGACATAATGTAAATATTGAGGCTAATGAAAATAGTATCAATATGCAAGCCGGACAAGTGAAAGTCAAGGCTCTTGGGTATCGGGCTGATACAGCTATAGGTAGTGGATATAAGGGCAAAGGCGGCCAAGACCAAGCCTTTGGTGGATTAATACATTTAGAATCTGCGGAAAACGGGACCGCTGGAGGTAGAATTGTTTTGAAAGTGCCTCATGGTGATCCTTTTATGGGATTGGATGGTGGTGCAGATTTTGCTGGTAACTTGGAATTACCAGGAGGTGCTATCGTACATGAAGGTGGTACAACTGTAGATATAACTGATTCGCCCAAATCTAGAAATACATTACAGGCAAGAGTAAACTTTGCATTCAAAGCAGCTGACTCTGTAACTAGTAGTACTAGTGGGTCTTATACTAATGCTGAAGGTGATATAGGTACTTGGGGTTCACTTTCTGATGCAACTCATGTAAACTGGATGCAAATGACCGGTCCGTCAGTTAACCCGATTATCGTCGGTGAGGAGAAAAAATTAGGTAAACCACAGACTAATCCTTTTGCTGGATCAACATCGCCTGCTATTAATGAAAATGCTGAAAAGATTAGAGACTTACACGACACAGAGGTAGATTAATAAAATGCCACGTTCAGATGAAAATGAAGAAAAAACTATAGAAGGGTCTGGAGCTTGGTCTGATGGTTGTTGGAATAAAGGCAAAGGTGTTACAATATCCAGTGTAGTGTCAAGTGCGTTGACATCTATATCTACTACAAGCACTTCAGTTCCTACGGATGAAATAAGGGGAGCGGATGATAATAATGATGATCCGGATGTGGACACTGGCACCCCTGATGATCCGGGTCAAGACGATACTGCAGCCGGGGATGAGGATAATCATCCAGGGTGGGTGTAATGAACGTAAACAAGTATAAATAGTACAAATGCCTATAACATATAACACAGGGTATGATGATGCCCAAGCTACAAACGAAAGTCCTAGAAGTACTTTTATCTATAAGGACTTAAATTTATTTTTTACTAAAAATCCATTATCTAGCGATGTTAGTAAGGTAACAGATGTTCAGGCAATAAAACGTAGTGTAAGAAATCTAGTATTAACGAATAGAGGCGAACGTCTATTTCATCCTGAGATAGGTGGAGATGTACATGGGTCTTTGTTTGAAAATTTTACACCGATAACAGAAATTGAATTACAATCTGCTATAACTAATACTTTGGAGATATACGAACCCAGAGTTATTTTGGAAGAAGTTGTGGTGAATAGTCCTACTGGCAGAGATTTAGATAATAATAGATTAAGAATAACAGTTAGGTTTTCATTAGCTAATGTACCAAACGAAATAGAGGAAGTAGAAGTCTTCCTGGATAGGATACGATAATGGCAGTCAATACACAAGGCAAATTAGAAATTACAGATTTAGATTTTGATACAATTAAATCAAATCTCAAAACTTATTTAAAAGGGCAGTCTGAATTTACAGATTACGATTTTGAAGGATCTGGTATGTCCGTATTGTTAGATGTGTTAGCATATAATACACATTACAATGCTTTCATGGCAAATATGCTTGCTAATGAAATGTTCCTTGATACCGCAGTCAAAAGAAATTCGGTTGTATCTCATGCTAAAAAATTAAACTATACTCCAGTTTCGGCTAAAGCACCAAAAGCAAATCTTGATGTAACAGTAAATGATGCTACATCAGGATCTTTAACTTTATCTGCAGGTCATGTCTTTGCTGCTACAGTTACCGGAACACAATATCAGTTTGTAGCAATCGATGATGTAACAATACAACCTGATAACGGAATTTATACCTTTGATAATTTACCTGTTTATGAAGGTACATATGTAACAACACAATATACAGTAAATACATCTGACGCAGACCAACGATTTATTTTAGATAATGATAATATTGATATCTCCACATTAAGCGTTACTGTACAAACTTCTTCAACCGATACAACAACCACAACATATACAAAGGCAGATAATATTGTAGATGTCAAGAGTACTACAGCTGCTTTCTTTACACAAGAAACAACAGATGGAGAATGGGAAATATATTTTGGTGATGGTGTTGTAGGTAAAGCATTAATTGATGGTAATATTGTTTCTATGAGTTATGTGGTCACAAATAAAGCTGATGCTAATGGAGCAAGTGTATTTACTTCTTCTAGTAATATTGGAGGTAATAGTGATATTACAGTAGTAACGGCAACCGCAGCCGCTGGTGGAGCTGAACCAGATACATTAGATGCTATAAAATATAATGCACCATTTAGCTATGCATCACAAAATAGAGCAGTGACTGCTGCTGATTACAAAGCAATTGTTCCTCAAATATATTCAAATGTACAATCTATAGCTGTATGGGGTGGAGAACACGCTAGTCCGGCAGTCTATGGTAAAGTATATATTTCAATTCGTCCAATGACTGGTGACTCAATTACTGCTGCTACAAAGAATTCTATTATAACACAATTAAACGATTATAAGGTAGCTAGTGTAACTGTAGAAATAGAAGATCCAATAACGATTAAGATTATACCTATTGTGAATTTTAAATTTGATAATTCTGCTACTACAAAAACATCTAGCTCTTTAGAAACTTCAGTTACTACTGCTATTAATAGTTTTAGTGATAATAATTTGGAAAAGTTTGAAGGTATTTTTAGACATTCACAACTTACAGGTACTATTGATGATGTTGATGTTTCTATATTATCTAATATTACAACAATTAAAATTAGTCAGAATATTACTCCGACATTATCTGCTGCCACAAAATATACAGTTTCATTTAGTAATGCTTTACATGATCCAGACGCAGCAGAAAAACAATTATCGTCAACGGGATTTATTATAAGTGGTAATGAAAATACTTTATACCTAGATGACGATGGCGCTGGTGTGGTTAGAACTTATTACCTAGTTGGTTCAACTAGAACTTATGTAGATACTTCTGCTGGTACTATAGACTATGATTCAGGAGAGGTAGTATTGACCTCTCTGAATATTACATCGGTATCAAATTCAGACGGTACAATTACACTTACAGTAATACCGTTATCTAATGATATCGTGCCAGTTAGAAATCAAATTTTAGAAATAGATTCTACTAATATGTCCGTAACAGGATCAGAAGATACAATAGCCTCTGGAGCATCTAATGCTGGTGTATCATATACAACAACATCATCATATAGCAACTAATGGCCTTTAATAATAAAATCTCGCTTAAAGTAGCGGAACAATTTCCAGATTTTGTAAAAGCAGATGCAGCTGGTGTAATTACTTTTTTAGAAAAGTATTATCAGTTTATGGAATCTGCTGAGTTGCAATTAACAAATATTGGAGCTACAAATCAGATTTTATCGGAAGAAGGTACTACTAATTTTATTGTATTACAAAATGAAGGCCCACGTTCTAATATTGGAGTTAATGGTGTTGATAAGATTTTATTAGAAGATACAAATTATGGTGCTTTTGTAGACGGTGAAACAATTACTGGAGATACATCTAAAGCAACTGCTACAATTCGAGTAGAAGATATCAATGGCAATTCTAGATTGTTTATATCAGCTCAACCAAAGTTTATTATTGGTGAAAATATAACAGGCGGAACATCTACTGCTACAGCAGAGATATCTGGGTACAGAGCAAATCCAGTTGAGAATATTTCCCAGTTAATGAAATATGCAGATGTCGATGATACTATAGATTCATTTTTTAACCAATTCAAAAATGAAATTCTAAAAACAATTCCAAAAACATTAACACCGAACCTCAATAAAAGAAAACTGTTAAAAAATATAACAGACTTATATAGGTCTAAAGGTACGAGAAAAGCTCACGAATTATTTTTTAGAATTTTACTTAATGAAAATGTTGAAGTATATTATCCAACTGTGGATATGCTTCGTGTATCTGATGGCAATTGGTCAGACCCAACGATATTAAGAGTACTACAGGACAATGATGTATTACTCATGGAAGATGATGACGAACAAGCTTATGGAACTATATTTTTATTAGATGAAGATAACACCCATATAGAATTAGAAGATTCTACTGAAGCTACAGATGATATTACTAAACTAGTAGGTCAAACAATTACACAAAGTGCTGTTAGGGATGTATCTACTGAACTTGGTGGCGCTCATCATCCTGATACTGCTGGTTATCAAGGACCTACAGGTGGATATACAGACGTAGGTTTAGCAACTGCGAAAGTTGAATCTGTAACACAATTTCAATTAGGTAGTATTACCTTAAACGAATTGACATTGAGCGATAATAGTGTAAGTGGAACTTTTATATCAGGACAAAATATAACTGGTTTATCTAATGTGGATCAAACTACTACGATTAATGCTAAAGTGGGATCTGTAATTACAGGAACCACTATCACTTCATCGGGTCAATATTATGCCACAACAGATACTATAGGTATTACTACATCAAATGGTAATGATGCTACAGTTAAAATAGATAGTTTAACTCCTGGTACAATTTCTGAATTATTAGTTAGTACTGCTGGAACAGGTTATGCTATAGGTGATGCTATAGTTGTTAATAATTCAAGTACAAATGGATCAGGTTTGGCTGGTGAAGTTTCTATAGTTAATGGAGGTTTTGCTCCAGAGACAGGATCACTTATAGAACAATTTAGATTCACTTTAGAAAATGAACCTGGGGAAATTTTAGTAGAAACTTCAGATGATGGTAGTGCTAGTGGTATAAGTTTAGAAGCTGGTACTTCTGGTCAACCTGGAGAAATTATAACAGAAGATGGATTTTATATTCATCAAGAAGAAGCTTCAGCAAGTACTCTTGTATATTTTACTCAAGAAGAAGATTATGAAATGGCAACAACAGACCATATTGTTCTTGAAGAGCATACTGTTTTTGCTGATTCTTTATCTGGTAATAAAATTGTACAGGAGATTGGATCAGGAAATGGTGATATTACAGATGTTAGAGTTACAGCTATAGGAGAAAACTATACTGCAGTCCCCACATTAACAATAACATCATCTGGCGGTTCAAGTGCTAAAGTTATTGCTAAAGGATCGGGTGTGGGTCAAATTAAAGCACTATCGGTTGATGATCCAGGAATACATTATACAGATACAGTAACCTTAACATCAGATACTAATCTGCTGGTAACAGGTATTAGTGGAACATTTACCTCTTTAGAAACGCTTACCGGTGGAACTAGTGGAGCAACTGCAACATTTAAAACAGCCAATACATCTACTTGTGTGATGAAGGTGACAATGCTTACAGGTACGTTTAGTGCCGGTGAAACTATTACTGGAGGTTCTAGTGGTGTTACTGCTGTAATAAATTCTGTAGAATCAAGTACTCTATCTGGAGTAACAGGAACAGCTACAACAAAAACAGGATCTTTTATAAATCAGGATGGATTTGTATCAGAGTCATCTAAAAAAATACAAGATAGTTATTATTATCAAGATTATTCCTATGTTATAAAGATAGGTAAAGCTATAACAGATTGGCGAAATGATTTACAACAGTCTGTACATCCAGCGGGTTGGCAAGTATTTGGACAAATAGATTCTGCGTCTACATTAAGTGCTAGAATTAAATCAGCATCTACGGCACAAGAAGCTATAACGGCACGTGGAACATATACACCAGAATTGTTCTCCACATTTGAGACTATATTTGCTACTCAACTTAACGTACATAAAGCCGCTCGAGCTTCAGTAATTACAACAGCGCCAATTGTATGGACATCATTAGTAACTGCTAGAACTCAAGGCGGTGCTGGTGTACGAGTTGGTAATGCTGATACATATAGATTCTATAATAAGACCTCTGTTGATACTTCAATTACGTTTAGAAGTCATCGAGGCTATTATGAGAAACGGGAACGTACTACTTTAAATGAAGGTGGTACATTATCTAATTCAGATACTACGATAACATTAACAGATGCTTCTCAATTTCCACCACAGGGTACAATAGTAATAGAATCTGAACAGATTACATATACTGGTAAATCTAGTAATAATCTAACAGGGTGTACTAGAGGCGCAAACAGCACTACTGCTGCTACTCATGCTGATAGTACAGCGGTTTATAATTATAAATTTATACTTACAAATGAAGAATCTTGGCGTGTACAGGATTGGAGTAACGTAACTATACAAGACGCTACTCAGAATCCACAAAAGAGACATAATGTTCCTGTACCAGGAGAAATCACGCTTTCATATTCATAATAACTTGTATAAATAATAGAAAGAAAACTCGGAGAATTTTGACACAATGGCAGCAATAGTAACTCACAAATTCAGGATCCATAACGCAGAACAATTTTATGAGTCAATCGGCGAAGCGGCCGCATCGACTTATTATCTGTTTATTGGACGACCACAGGCCTTTGCCTCAAATACAGGAGGCGGCACAGATTCATCGCCACCCACCCCTAATGATGATATAGTATCAGAATATGCTCAATTTAGGGAGATGATGGCTGCTAAAAAAGTCACAGCTTCAGATATTTCATTTGTTGTTCCTAGACGTACATGGACTTCAGGTACAACTTATGACATTTATCGTCCCGATTATAGTACGACACTAACATCTAATAGTAGTGCAACAAATCTTTTTAGTGCTACATATTATGTAATGACTTCCGAGTATAAAGTTTATAAGTGTATGGGTAATGATGGTAATACAGCATCTACAGTAGAACCAACTGCAACCGGTAATACAGAATTTGCTACTGGCGATGGTTATGTTTGGAAGTATATGTACACCATGACTTCAACTCAAACAGCAAACTTTTTGTCTACAGATTTTATGCCTGTTGTTGATACATTGGGAACAGTAACAGGCGGTTCACAGTCTACAGTATCAAGTAATGCAGTAGATGGTGAAATAAGACATATCGCAGTAACAACTGCTGGGTCTGGGTATACAAATGGAACATATACATCAGTACCTATTCGTGGTGACGGTTCTAGTGGAGTATGTACAGTAGTAGTTTCTGGCGGAGCTCTAGCTTCTGCTACAGTAACAGCTCAGGGTAGTGGTTATACATATGCTACGGTAGATGTTGCTAATATCTCAGGTATAGGCGGTGGTTCAAATGGAGCATTAACTCCATTGGTTGGACCAAAAGGTGGTCATGGATATGATGCTTTAAAGGAATTGGGCGCCTTTTATGTAATGATTAACGTATCATTAGCTGGAGCAGAAGGTTCAGGCGACTTTGTAGTAGCTCAAGATTTTCGTAGAGTTGGATTAGTAAGAAATCCATATAATCACGGCACAACAACAGTTGCAACTGGTGCTACATTAAGTGGACTGAAAAGTGTAACATTTAATTCTAGTCCTACACCAGGCACATTTACTAATGATGAAGTTATTACCGGTGGTACATCTGGTGCAAAGGGTAAGGTTGTAAACTGGGATTCTACAAATAGAATTTTAAAATATATTCAAACTGAATGGACAGGTATAGATTCAGTTAAAAATTTAACAGCATTTGCCGGTACTGAAGTTGTTACAGGAGCGACAAGTTCTGCGACGGGTACTATGTCGGCAGTAAATAATCCTGAGATAGCATATCACTCAGGGGATGTGATGTATGTAGAGAACAGAGTTCCTATTACACGAGCATCAGACCAGACAGAGAATATTAAGTTAATAGTGGAATTTTAAATGACGCAAAAAACAAATCTAAATGTCACACCGTATTATGATGATTTTTCTGAGAGTGACAACTATCATAGAGTATTATTTCGTCCTGGATTCGCAGTACAGGCTAGAGAACTAACACAACTTCAGACGATTCTACAAAATCAGATACAACGATTTAGTGACCATATTTTTAGAGAAGGTGCTATCGTTATTCCTGGTCATATAGGATATGATGATAAGTATTATGCTGTAAAATTACAATCAACTTTTAGTAGCGCAGCTATATCATCTTATCTATCTTCCTATGATGGAACAATTATTACAGGCGCTACATCAGGTGTTACTGCTAAAGTTATTGGATATGCCGCGGCAAGTGGTGATGACCCAGAAACTTTATATGTAAAATATATTAATACAAATACAACAGATAATGCTACCGTAACATTTTCTGATGGAGAAAATATATCATCTGATAGTGGTGTAGGTTCTTATAGTGCTAATGCTGCTTCTGCTACAACAGCTGCTACAAGTCCGGTCGCAACAGGTTCTGCAGTAACAGTTAAATCGGGTATCTTTTATATTAGGGGAAACTTTGTACAGGCATCAGATGAAACTTTAGTATTAGACAAATATACAAATACCCCATCTTATAGAGTTGGATTTACTGTTACAGAAACTTTAGTTACTCCAGAAAATGCAAGTGGTCTATTAGATAATGCTACAGGGGCAACAAACTATGCTGCTAAAGGAGCACATAGATTAAAAATAACTTTAGCGTTAGCTAAATTATCTTTAACGTCTACGTCCGATGCTAATTTTGTAGAACTTCTCCGAGTAGAGAATGGTATACTCAAAAAGATAGTTGATAAAACAGAATATAGCGTTATTGAGAGAATGCTTGCTCGTAGAACTTATGAAGAATCTGGTAACTATTCAGTAAAATCATTTCAACTGACTGCTAGAGAACATTTGGATAATGGAACAAATAATGGAGTATATACTTCTAGTGCTGGTGGAGATGCAACAAAATTAGCTTTAGTATGTGGTGCCGGTAAGGCCTTTGTTAAAGGTCACGAAATCGAAAAGATATCTCCCGACCTTTTAACTATTAATAAAGCTAGAACAACTAAATCAGTCAATAATGATTTTATTCCATTTAATATGGGCAACTATGCTGAAGTTACGAATATACATGGATCGCCAGATATTTCATTAGTTAGTACTACACAAGACCCATTTAAGAAAGTTATAATTTATGATACATTAACATCTACTAGGGGTACTGCTTCTGGTTCTATAGTTGGTGTTGCACGCTCAAGAGCATTTGAATATTCTAGTGGTACAGCTGGTGCTACATCAAGTAATGCTACATCAATCTATAAACATTATTTGTTTGATGTACAGATGATGACCAATATTACGATGTCTGGTAATGTAACTATAGCGGCTAAAGGATTAGTAACAGGATCAACTAGTGGAGCTACAGGCTATCTATATGCAGCTGTATCTAGTGGTACTGCTTTACAATTACTACAAGTAGAAGGAACATTTGTTACCGGCGAAGCAATAACAGCTACAGGCACCGGCGCTAGTACAGGTAGTGTAACAATTTCAGCAATAGTTGTTAAGGACTTTTCTAAAGATGCTAAACAATTGTTTATGGCTAATACAGGTATATCGGGGGCTGATTATAGTGCTGATGTAAGACTTACATCAACATTGACGCTAAATGGTACATGGCGAACCGAAACTTCAGGTACAGATAATTTAATAGGTGTATCTGGTTATGATACTTCCCAAGTACAGGTGGGAGATGTTGTTGCTATACCAACTGGAGCGGCTGGTGCTACTGAAGATAGAGTGGTTGATGGAATAACGGCTACAGCGTTATCATTTACAGCAGCGCCAAGTACTGATGCTCTTACAACAGCGGATGTTGTTAGAAAACGAGCAGAAATTAAAGAACAAGAAGAAACTGTAATGGTTATGAAAATGCCGCAAGACAATATAAGTTCATTATTGACAAGTGGTGCTACAGATACAACGTATACAGTACGGCGACAGTTTCAAGGAACAACAAACGGCAGTGGTGCTGTAACATTTACTGCTAATAGTGGTGAAGCATTCGCAGCTCATGCTGAAAAGGATTATACACTTGAAATCTTAACAGCTGGTGGCGGTGGTCCTAGCGGCGCACAAAGTGATTTGGTCACAGCATCTACAGGATTTGTGCTATCAGGTACACCATCTGGTAACACATTAACGATTACTAATAATGGAGTATTAGGTACTAGTGCTGTTGTAAAACTTACAGCCACACTATCAGTAGGCACTAAATCTCATAAGACTAAAACAGCAAATAAAACACAAACTGTTACTATTGTAAATGATGGTACTACATCAAGCTATGATAGTAAAACATATGGTCATAGAGTTGGTGATAAAGAAGTTTCTATAGGAGTTACCGATGTATATAAAGTTCATGCTGTTTATGAATCAGCTGCTATTGCTACAACTCCTACTCTACCACAGATAACATTGGCGGCTTCAGGATCATATACAAATGGTGAAACAATTACAGGAAGTTCATCTGGCGCTACGGGTACTGTTATAGACAATACGGGTACTGCATTAAAATATGTAAAGGGCACTGGAACATTTACAACATCAGATACAATTTCGGGCGGCACAAGTGGTCATTCTAATACAGTATCTGCTATTGCTGCCGTAGGCGATACAAATATTTTATCTAGATTTTTGTTAGATACAGGTCAACGAGATTCATTTTATGATATTTCTAGACTGGTAAGAAAACCGGATCAGGTCACACCTACAGGTCAGCTGACTATAGTATATTCTAATTTTTCTCACGGTACTGGTGATTATTTTTCAGCAGATAGTTATTCAGGTCAAATAGATTATGGAGAAATTCCATATTATATTGCTAATAAAATTGACCCAGATACATTAGCTCCAGTGGGACAATATCCACTGAGTAGTTCATTAGATTTTAGACCAGCTGTTGCCTCTGTAGCAGTAACAACTACAAATGAACCTTTTAATTTTGATACTAGATTATTTGAAGGTACAGGTTCATCCCAAGTTGATTTGCCTAAAGTAGATGATAATATTAGAGCAGATTATTCTTATTATTTGCCACGCCGAGATGCGTTGTTTTTGAGAGATTCGGGTCAGTTTGAATATATAGAAGGTACACCAGATGAAGAACCTTCATATCCAAATCCAAATCTTCCTAATGCTATGCTAATAGCTACAACAGATGTTGGTGCATATACCTATGATGAACAGGATATACTTATTAATAGGCAAGATAATCGACGGTATACCATGAAAGATATTGGTTTGCTAGACCGTAGAATTAAGAATTTAGAGTATTATACATCTTTAGGGTTGTTAGAAACAGATACACAAACTTTTCAGATACAAGATGCTAATGGATTGGATAGATATAAGTCAGGATTTATAGTAGATAATTTTACTGGACATAAAATTGGTAATGTTACACATCCAGATTATGAAACGTCAATGGATCCAATGAAGCAACATTGTCGGCCAAAGGCGTTTATGGATGCTGTAAATTTAATAGAAGAAAATACAACAGACGCAGAAAGAACAGCATCTGGATATCAAAAGACAGGTAATTGTTTTACTTTACCATATACTCATACTGCTACAATAACACAACCTTATGCTACTAGAATAGAATATGTAAATCCATTTAATGTTGTAACTTGGATAGGCAATATAGTTTTAGATCCCGCAAATGATACTTGGATGGATACTACAACAGTACCTTCTATTACGATAAACGTAGACGGTGAGTATGACCAAATGATGCAAGAATATGCTGACCAATTGGGTACAGTTTGGGGATCTTGGGAAACAGTATGGACAGGCCCTGGCCACAATACTGGTACTGACCAAAGACATTCATATTACCAATATCACCAAGGTAAAAAACGGAGTCTCCGAATAGGTAGAATACACAGACATTATACAAATATTAAACAGAAACGTACTGGAACTAATACTGGAATAACACCTTATTGGACGGAAGAGTCTGCTGGATTTACAACACTATCTTCCGATATTATTCCATATATGAGGTCTAGAGATGTAAACTTTACAGTTACAAATCTTAAACCTCATACTAGAGTATATACATTCTTTGATACAATAGGAGTATCAACACATTGTAGACCTACGGGCAGTAGTGCTGGTTCTACTCTATTGAACGGTGCTCTTACAAAAATAGCAACAACTATAACTGTAGATTCTACTACGGGATTTCCTTCAACTGGAACTATAAGCATAGGTTCTGAAAAGATTACTTATACTGGAACAACGGCAACAACATTTACAGGATGTACTAGAAATTCTGATGTTGCTCTATCAGAAGCTGCGGCTCATGCTGATGATTCAGCAGTAAGTGGGTCTGTAAATGGTATGCCAATGATTACTGATGCTGTAGGTACTTTAACGGGAACCTTTACTATACCTAACTCAACAGCATTAAGATTTTCTGTTGGAGAAAAAGAATTTAGAATTACAGATAGTGCTACAGACTCTAGATTATATGGATATGTTGAATCTTCAGCAACAACATCTTATACTGCTGCTGGTACGTTGCAAACAATACAAGAAACTATCCACAATGTAAAACGTGGAGAATTGACACAGACTACAGTAGAATCTGGTATTGTTCACAATGAAGGATGGTCTGCCGGTTCTTTTGAATTAGAAAAAGAAATACACGTTGGCGACCCATTAGCTCAAAGTTTTCAAGTACAAACAGAAGGCGGGGAATTTATTACTAAAGTTGATGTTTTCTTTTCCCATAAAGATGCTACATTGCCAGTAACACTAGATGTTAGAACAGTAACATCTGGTTATCCTAGTAGAACAGTTTTACCATTTTCTACAGTTACGAAAGCCCCAGCGGATGTAAATGTAGATGCTGCTGGTACATCTAATACTGCTACAACATTTACCTTTGAGTCACCAATATATCTAGAATTTGATAAAGAATATGCTATAGTATTACGTTCTAATTCTAGTACTTATAGAGTTTGGATATCTAGAGTGGGTGAAACAGAGGTTGGTGGAACTAGAGCAGTGTCGGTACAACCTACATTAGGTTCATTATTTAAATCTCAGAATGCAACAACGTGGACAGCTTCACAACTTGAAGATTTAAAGTTTACTCTGTATCGAGCCGAGTTTGATACTACTGCCGCTGGTGAAGTTACTTTGGTTAATGAAGAATTAACTGCTGCCTCTGGTGGTATTAAAACATTAGTAGAAAATCCGATAAAGACAGCATCTGGTGATGCTACTATAAAAATAAATTTCCCGAATCATGGAATGCACTCTGCTAGTAATAATGTAACAATATCTGGGGTAAAAGGAGATGTAACCAATACGTTGTTAAACGGTGCTATTTCAAATAGTGCAACTACTATCGTTGTAGATAGTCAGGCTGGATTCCCTTCAGCAGGCACAATTAAAATTGATGATGAAATTATTACTTACACAGGCAAATCTAGTACAACAGATTTAACTGGATGCACAAGGGGTACTAGTAGTACAACTGCTGCAACACATGAAGATAACAGTGTATGTGAGCTTTATATGATTGCCGGTATTTCTTTGATTAATGTAAATAAAACTCATACAGCAATTTCTGGTATAGAGTTGGATAGTTTTACTGTTGAAACTGGTACTAATGCTACATCAACAATAGTTGGTGGTGGTGCTTCAGTAACGTGTACTAGGAATATTTCTTTTGATGTTGCTAGGCCCATGATTGAGAATGCTCAATATCAAGATACCTCTGTTACTGCTACAGCTAGAACTACAACAGGTACTTCAGTGAGTGGTTCAGAAACTTCATTTTCATTAACATCGTTAGCGAATGCTTATTCAGTACCTTTAAATGCTGATGGCCATTATGCTGCTCCTCAAATTGTTTGTTCACAAATAAATGAGACTAATGAAAGTGTTGGTAAATCTTATAGACTTATAAACACAATATCGTCCTCAAAATCTACTTTAAGTCCTGTTATATTAAATGAAAGGATGTACCTATTAACAGTGGCCAATAGGGTGGATAGTATTGATACATCTGGTGATGTGGGTGCTCTTACTGAATATGCAAATAGTAAACAACCAAAGGGTGATAATAATACTGGTATCTATATTACAGATAAGATTACTTTGGAACTTCCAGCTACATCATTAAAAGTTTATCTTGATGGTTGTGTTATGTCGGATGCTTCAATTGAAGTTATGTATAAGGTATTAAGAACAGATGAAAATGCTATATTTGATGATTTGGGATGGACATATTTTAATACAACAGGTATACCAGATTCGACAGTACCAACATCTAAAAACTTTTTTGGAGAAAAGGATTTTAAAGAGTATGAATATAGTGTTGACTCATTAGAAGATTTTATTTCCTTTGCTATTAAGATAGTAATGAAATCTACAAATTCCTCTTTTCCGCCAGTAATTAAATCTTTTAGAACTATAGCGTTGGCGACATAATGTATCATCAGGTAAAGGGACATAAAGATTTAGTTAGAGATATAAATTCTAATGCTATACTAAATGTAAATAAAAACGCTTACGAGGCAGCAAGAGAACGGGATAGAAGGATAAAAAAAGAAAAAGAGGAGATAAATATACTTAAGCGAGATGTAAGTGAAATTAAGGATATGCTCCAGAAACTTTTGGAACAAAACAATGGCTGATAGAACAACACCAGTAACAATGACATTTGAAGAATGGCGAGTAGAGTTTAATGAACTTGCTGTAGATGTTGGAGATATAGCAAATTTAAATGCAGATTTTACGGGTACACCAACAGATATTATAGAGGCCATTGGGTCAAAGGCTACAAAGCCCTTTGCTATTTCTATGGCAATAGCTCTAGGATAAAAACATTATAAATATATACAGGAAATAAAAAAAGATGGCTAACGATTTCAAAATGGTAACGGCAGAGAATATTGGCACTAGTCAAGTGACTCTATATACATCGCCCGCATCAAAAACTACAATAATTTTAGAATTAGATATTGCTAATATTACGGGCAGTACTATTCTAATGGACGTTGAGATAACTGATAATTCGGCCTCAAGAACAGTGTATCTAGTTAAAGATGCTGCTATACCATCGAGGGCGGCTTTGAAAGCTATCAACGGACAAAAGATTGTTCTAGAGGCACAAGACGCAATTAAAGTAACCTCTGATACTGCTACATCAGCTGATGTAGTGTTAAGTATCCTAGAGGATGTATAAATAATAGAAAAACGGAGTAATTAGAAAATGCCAAGTTATATAGGAGCCCCATGGACAGTACTGATTGATGATGGCACTGTTACTACAGCTAAATTAGCAGCAGATGCTGTTACTACTGCTAAAATTACGGACGCTAATGTTACATTTGCTAAGATTCAAAACGTAGCAGCGAACTCGATTTTAGGAAGAAATGCTAATAGTTCTGGTGTATTGTCAGAAGTTGCATTAGCAACAACACAGATTCTTATAGGCGACGGTACAGGATTTACTGCTGCAGCCATTTCGGGTGATGCAACAATGGCTAACACTGGAGCGTTATCACTTGCTACAGCAGCTATAACGGGTCGAACCGAACTTTCTGCTGAAACCCCTGCTACAACTGATATGTTTTTGATTTACGATGCTTCTGCAACAGCATTCAAAAAGATTTCAGCGCTTACAATGGGATTAACTTGGCAAGAAGTTTCTGGTAACGTCACATTAGTAGAAGGTGGACAGTATATAGTTGATTGTTCTTCAGCAAGAACATTAACATTACCGGCGTCACCAGCTATTGGTGACCATGTCAGAATCACAGATGGTACAGGTCAAGCGGGCACAAACAACATTACAGTGGCTAGAAATAGTCAACCCATACAAGGCGCAGCGGCCGATTTAACTATCGGCACAAATAGAGCATCCATCGGCCTTGTATATTATAACGGAACACATGGTTGGTTACTGATAGAGAACTAATAGATGGCGACATTAACTAGTATTAAAAATAAATATCTTGTAGATAGTGATGCTTATGATTTGGGAGTTGGCGATAATTCAAATAACATCGCTTTACTTGCTTTTAAAGTAGCTACACAAGATAGTTTAGCGGTATTTAATTTAGTGGACGGAGTATCGGATGAGTTTGAAGATGAGACCGGAGTAGATACTGGTAACTCTGCAAACGAATCATATGATTCTTCAAATGATTTGTATACACAAACAACTAATGGAGATTTAACTCTAATAAGTGCTGCTACTACAGCTGAATCAGCACCTAGTGATGCTCGAATAGTTATATTTGAACAAGATATAGATTCTATAACTATTAATACCGACCTTAAAGCCTATGTGTCAAGAGATGGCGGAACAAATTATAGTGAAGTTACTTTGACAGATGAAGGTGATTATGCTTCGGGTAAACAGATATTAGCAGGATCAGTAGATGTTTCGGGTCAACCCTCTGGAACATCTATGAGATGGAAAATTAGGGGTTTCAACAACTCAGGTGATGCAAAAGAATTTAATTTACACGGCGTTTGCTTAACCTGGGGCTAAACGTAAATATTTAATGGAGAAATAAAGATGGCAGTCAGGAGATTAATTCCAACACCAGTGGATTACAAAGACCATAGGAAACTTGAGTATCCTACACTGGGAGATATGGTGGATGCACTGGTAAAGAAAGAAGGCGGCGATTCTACTGAGTGGGATGCCTTGGTGACAAAACGTGCAGCTGTTAAAACCAAATGGCCCACAGATAATTCTGGTCCTAAATAAATTCACTTTAATAAGTAAAATAAGGCGTCCTTTATGGGCGCCTTTTTTTTGTATTCGTTTTATTATAAATAGTAGAAAATATAGGACTTCAATAATATGGCTTCAATTAGCAATATATCTATAGACCAAGGTGCTACATATTCTACTTCAGTAATAGTAGCAGCTCCAAATGCTTCAACTACATTAAACGGAGCATTAAATAACAGTGCTACAACGGTTACTGTCTATTCTACTGTGGGATTTCCAGATGTAGGAACTATTAAGATTGGAAATGAAACGATAACGTATACTGGAAAATCATCGACAACATTTACAGGAGCAACTAGAGGAGCGTCATCTACAACGGCTGCTGCACATCTAACAAATGCTGCTGTAACTTATACTGCTGGAGCTGTTAATTTAACTGGGTATTCAGTTTTAGCACAGATTAGAAAAAATTTTGGATCATCAACAGCAACTGCTTTTGCAAGTACTATTACAAATGCTACAGAAGGTGAGATAGCACTTTCATTGACTGATACTCAAACAGCGGCTTTGAATGATGGTAGATATCAATGGGATTGTAAAATAACAGGACCATCAGGAACAGTTACAAGAGTTATAGAGGGTATTGCTACCATCAACCCAAGTGTATCTAGGAGTTAAATATGGCATTAACAGGTAGTATGTCACAGACATATTCCACTACGGCGACAATAGGCGACCAAGACGGTGAGCACGTTCATTCTGTTTATGTTCCGGCACAAACAGTCGGACTTTCAAATCTACCAGATGTAGATTCTACTACCAAAACAGATGGTGCTGCTGTTATATGGGATAATTCAGATAGTAAGTATAAACCTACAGGAGTTTTATTTACTAATTCAGCATTCGATACTAGACTAGCTACAAAAGATACAGATGATGTATCTGAAGGTTCTACCAATCTATACTTTACAAATGAACGTGTAGATGATAGAGTTGGTGCTATATTCACATCAGGTGAAGGCCTCGACAGTACTTACAATGATAGTGCTGGTACTCTAACAGTTTCTGCCGAAATTGCTACTAGTAGTAATAAAGGAGTTGCATCGTTTAGTTCGGATCATTTTGATGTTAGTTCCGGAGCAGTAACAGTAAAGGCTGATGGTATAGATACTACACTGATAGATTGGGGTACAGGAACAAACCAAGTTAATACAGATGCCATAACACAAGGTTCAACAAATAAATGGTTTACTAATGCTTTATTCGATACTAGATTGGCAACTAAAGATACAGACGATGTAGCTGAAGGTTCAACAAACAAATATTATACCGATGAAAGAGTTGATGACCGAGTAGCTAATTTAATTACAGCCGGCACAGGTATTACTACATCGTATTCAGATGGTGCTGGTCAATTAACAATAAACACATCAGCAGCTACAACAGGCGCTAGAGGTACAGCATCATTTGCTGCAGCAGACTTTGATGTAAACGCTGGTCATATAACTTTAAAAGCAGGCAGTGTTGCTAATGCTGATTTAGTTAATTCTGCTGTGACGATTAATAGTAATTCAGTAGCACTAGGAGCCTCGGCAACTTTAGACACTGATGATATAGGAGAAGGTTCTAGTAATTTATATTATACAGATGCTAGAGCAAGAGCTGCTATATCAGAAACTTCAACACAATTAGGATATAATAGTAGTACTGGTGTATTAACATTTACACAAGGTGATACAGGTACAGTACCAGAAGGTGGTAATCTTTACTTTACAAATGCTAGAGCAGACGCAAGAGTTTCAAACGCTCTTGCTGGTGATGTTACTATAGGCGGCAACGCTGCTATTACTGGTAACTTGACAGTCAATGGTACAACTACTACAGTAAATTCTACCGTTACAACATTAGATGACCCTATTATAACATTAGGTGGAGATACTGCGCCTAGTTCAGATGATAATAAAGATAGAGGTGTAGAATTTAGATGGCATAATGGTTCTGCTGCTAAAGTTGGATTTTTTGGATTTGATGATAGTACAGGAAAATTTACATTTATTCCAGATGCTACAAATAATACTGAAGTGTTTAGTGGTACTAAAGGCGATTTAGATATTGGAGAATTAACAGCAACTTCATTAAGTGTTGCTGGTGGAGGAATAAACAATGTTGCTGTGGGGGCTACAACACCAGCGACAGGTGCCTTTACAACATTAAATGCTACTGGAGCAACAACATTAGACGGCGCAGTTACACTAGGAAATGCAACGGGCGACGACAT